TCAGACCGGATCGGGCAGGCTGAGTTCCGCGAAGTGGGCAACGAGCCGGATCGTGCCTCCGGCGAAAGTGCCGCCCTGCGCGGTGATCTCGAGCGCGGTGGGCGACCAGTAGACTTGCGGTGCGCCGGGGCCACTTACCCAGGAATTTAGCGCCGTGCCAAGGCCAGAGCCATAGCGCTGCAAATCTCCCGCGACGCCGATATCCCACGATGTGACGGTCCCTGTGATGTCGGCGATTACTCGCCCGGTAATGCCATGGGCAATGGCGCGCGCCGGGAAGAGGGCGGGCGTGGTAACCGCGCTGCCGACCGCGAGGGGCACATCGACCTGAACCGATTTCATCGCCAGGGACCCGCCATCGGGCGTCAGCGTCAACGCGCCGAGACGCCACTCCGCCCCGTCGAAGATCGCCTGTGCGCCGTCCGACAGCACAAGCGCCCGCCAGCCTCGTTGTGCAGGAACGAACATCCAGCCGCCGCCCGAGGCGATGGCGACCTGCCCCGCCTTGCCCGCCCACGCATTCACCGCGCCCGAGGGCACGCCGTAAGCGGCCCCGTCCAGCGCGGGCGGCGGCGTGGTCAGGCCAACCGATTGCAGGCGCAGCATGGCGAGACCATCCAGACGCACCAGCGCCTCGTTCACCGTCACGTGTTTCTGTGCTTGCGCGGGCGCCAGAAGCGGCAGGGCCAATACGGGGGTGTCAGTCATGGATCACGGTCCTTGCAAATGGCCCTGCCCCGAACCGTTCGGAGACTTGGGCAACCTCGATGGAATAGGGGCTTTGCGTGCCGTCAGAGGCGCGCATCGCGTCGGTGTAGGTGTAGGTGGGCGCGGTCAGGATCACCTCGCGCCGGATCGCGGTCTCGTCTAGGACGCGCAGGATGTATTGCTCGGATGCCTCGCCAAGCGGCACGTCTGTGCCGTCCCAACTGTCCGCGTCGATCCGCGAGCGGCGGATCCAACCGATGTCCTGTGCGCTGCCGTTGCGGGCATGGCGCAGGTGGACAGGGCTGTAGGGGCGTAGGCCGACGCCTTGGAACGCCGCGATGGTTTCGGTGTAGCTTGCATCATCTACCGCGCGCCGCGCCGGGCCGGTGCGCCAATAACGCTCCAACCCGCGCGCCGAACTGGCCAGGTCGACCTGCGTGACCGCACTGTCGAGCAGCACGAAGAGGCTGCCTTCGGGCCAAATTGCCGGCATGATCGCGTCGGTGCCTTGCTGGCCCCGCAGGCGCAGTCCGATCTCCCAGGTGTCGGCGCCGACCAGCGTGGCTTGGGCGAACTGGAGGATCTCCCAGACATCGTCCGTGCCGCTGCCGATCGCCGCGGCATTTGCCCCCGCGAGGACCGAGGCCACCTCGGCCGAGGAGAGTGTCCCCGTTTCAAGTCGAACCTGCAGCGCGCCGGAGCGATCCCAGATGCCCGATTTCTGCGCCAGAAGTGGTGTCAGGAGCGTGCCGACAACCGCCGGTTGCTCCACCAGCTTGTTGAGCGTGAAACCATCGGGGCCTGGTGCGGAATAGACCGCAGCAGTGCCGGGCCAAGGGTCGGCCGCCACGGCCAGATGCGGCGCGTGTTCGACCTCGTCCCCGGTCAGAAGCGGCAGGTCCATGAAGATCGGCGTGACCGGCAGCGGCGGCACGAAGGCCTCGAAACTGGCGACTTCCTCCACCTCGTCCGACGGGATCGCGGTGGTTGGCTCCACCCGGATGGCCTCGATCTGGCGATAGCCGCGATCCTCGACGCGATCGACGCGCCAAGTGCGGCCGTCGTCAGTGGCGACCAAGGCCCCCGCGCCAAGCGCCCGGTCGGAGGGCGGCAGCGCGAAGCGCAACGTATCCTGGGCCACGCGACCCTCGGCAAGCCAGCGCTCGGCCATGCCCTGCCCCTCGGCGCGGGTCAGGGCCATAGGCAGATCGATATCGTTGACCTGATCGGCTCCGTCGCCGGGGAAGATCGCCTCCGCCACTTGTTCGATGTACGTGCCTTCGGCCTCGGTGTAACCGATACGCAACCGACCGACGGTTTCGGCCTCGGGCGCCCGGGTGCGGGTAAAGCCCCCCTCCCCGTCATCATCGCGTGCCGTCAGGGACGCCTCGATCATCTTCTGCGGCACATCCGCGATGGGCAGGAACACCAGCTTTCCATCGCGCTCGACGGCATGAAAGCCGAAAGCCAGCATCAGCGGCTGCAACCGCGCACGAGCCGATTGTGTTTGGCCCGAGACATGGCCACGCACCAGTCCGTAAAGGGCCGAGACGTCGTAGTCCGCAACACCGGCCTGTTCGCAGATCTCGGCTACCACCAGATCGAGCGGTTGCGCATCCAATCGCCCCGTCAGCCAATGCCCCCGCGCCCAGTTCGCGCCATCCGACCAACGATCGCGATCGTTCGGGAAAGCCGGCCAAGGTCGCGCATCCCAGGCCCAGGCATGGGCGCGCGCGAGGTCGATCATCGGACCATCATATTGATCGGACAACGGATTTCGCCCTTCTTCGGCCCAGTAATCCATGACTGCCCGCAGGTATTGGGACTGAACCAAGTCATCACGCCGTCCGTTGGAGTAAGCCGGAATGTCACTTTCCGAGGATTTCGGGTCGAGGAACTTGTTGGGCTGGTTCGACCCCTTGTCGATCGCTGCGCAGCCGAATTCAGTGAACCATATGGGCTTTGACCTGGGCACCCAGCCAGTTGTCTGTTCCAGCGCGTCAACCCGGATGTCCGCGACCTGTTGGCGCGAGCCAGCCTGGCTCGTCGGGCTCCAGCCATTGAGACCGACCATCACCCGCCAGCCTTTTGCGTCTTCTGGGACGCCGGATGTCCCCAGCAGGTCCCACGGAGAGACCTCGACATCCCGGCCAATCCATCCATCGGCAGGTGTCAGGCCGATCCAGTTGGCCAATGAAACGATGTTGCTGTAGCTGCCATCCGACTTGTGCCACACCAGCCAGATTTGATGGCGATGGGGTTCGCCGTTCGTTGGCACCGACAAGACACGGGTCTGGAACCGAATGCGGATACGCTGGTTTTCCAGCACGGGACGCATTCCACGCTCGGACATGATGAGGTAGGAATCGTTGCATTCGACCACGTTGCCGATGCCGGGCACAGCCACGATGCGAGAGTTCGCGCTATACTGCATGGTGAATGGTTGCAGGCTCGGCAAGGCAGTTTCGGAATGTGCGAATGCCGGGACCCAATAGGTCGAGCCGTTCGCGAAGCTGCCATCAAAGGTCATACCGCCCAGAACGGGCAGCGCGGGCGAAAGGCGCTCTCCACCGCGCCGCTCGACATGTTGGTTCTGCCACCAATTGCGCAAATCCTTGTAGCGGAACGTCCATGGCTCGCCCTCGCCATCGGTGATTGGCTCACGGCGCTGCGCCGCCTGAGCTTCCGAACCGGGATAATACCAGTCGAACCCCTCACCGCCTTCGATTCCAGATTTCAAATAGTCCAGGCTATGGATCGGACCTTTGGCGTGATCAATGTGGTCCGTTCCCTCGCGCCAGTCGCTCAGCGGCATATAATTATCGATGGCGATTACATCGATATTGTCATCCGACCAAAGCGCGTCGAGGGGATAGAATACATCGCCCGAACCGTCTTGCGGATGATAGCCGAAATATTCGGACCAGTCGGCAGCATAGGTGATTGTCACGTCAGGCAGCAGGATGCGCACTTCGGCAGCCAGCGCGATCAGCGCGTTGACGGCCGGAAAACCCTCGTGGTCCCGCATCTGCGTCATCCCGCGCATCTCGGATCCGATGCAGAACGCTTCGACGTCGCCCGCAGCGGCGCATAGGGCCGCAGAATGCAGGATGAAACGGCTATAGCTCCACTCCGCAGGACCAGTATATTCGACACCGCTTCCGACAACGAAATCGGACGCGGTCACCGTGCCGAAGAAGGCCTCCACCGCGGCGCGATTGAGTGCCGTGCGGTCGGTCGTGTCGGCCTGCCCGGGCGCCACCGCACCGGTTATCCGACCGCGCCACGGCAATGCCGATTGTTCGGCTCCACCATATGGGTCAGGCAGACCATTGCCTGCCAGGATTTCCATCAGCAGAAATGGATAAAACGTGACGGCCTGACCGCCTGCCGTGATGGCGCGGATTGCCTCGATCACGGAGGTATCGGCAGGCGTCCCTCCATAGACGGGGCGCCCGTCGATTTGAGCGATCTCTTGCGCGGCGGGGCGTTTGATCCCGCCCGCGCTCCATGGCATCTGAAGGCCATCGATCTCGGTCTGTTCGACCTTCGGACGCGTGGTGCAGAACCCTGCACGCAGATCATCGCCGAACCAGGAATAGATCAGCGAGATGGATGCAAGATTGGGCAAGGTATCTCGCAGATGCTCCAGCGATTGGGAAAAGTCGCTGACGCCGCCTTCGGCGCTGACATTGGTGGAGTTCCCTCCCGCCAAGCCGCGGCGTATGCTGACGGCGGTTGTAGCAAGGGCGTATTCGCCAGTGCCGGGCATCAGGGCAACGGCCCGCACCGCTTCCGCCGCCGAGGGGACATGGGGCCGAACCGGCTGTGCCGGGCGCACCACCTCGAAGGCGAATTGCGGCACCCGGTTGCCATAGGGTGTCAGGTCCAGATCCTCGAACACGACATAGGCCGTGCCGCGATAGGCCGGCACCGCGCCTTCACCCTCGATCGCTTCCATCAGCGGATCGGGCATCTGGTCGGTTGTGCCCTTGTAAAGCCGCCAGGTCGCGCTTTCACGGTCAATCTCCACCCCATCGGCCCAGATCCGACCTACGCGTGCGATCTCGCCTTCGCACAGGGCAACGGCAAGACTGACGGAATAGGAGAATGTGGTGGTCTTTGGCTGTGGCGGCGCTCCCTTACCACCGCCGGATGTCGATTTCCGCTCCAGAAATTGGGTCGACCAGATCACGTGTCCGCCCAGCCGCATACGGCCAAAGAGCTGCGCAATCGGCGCGCCTTCTCCGGCTCCAGTGATGCGCAACCGGTCCGTGCGCCCGGTCTCGATCGATTGGCTTCCGCTGCCCAGAAGGCGCTGGTCGATCACCCGGCCAAGCGTCGCGCCCACCGCACGGCCCAGCACGGCGCCGGTCATGCCGAGGATGGGGGCGTTGATCAGGCCACCCACCGCGGCGCCGGCAGCGGAAAGAAGAAGTGTTGCCATGGGTCAGGTCCTTTCGGGGGCGGGAGTCGTGCAGGGAAAGACAAATCGCGCCACCACGCGCCGCGCCCAGGGTGCGGTCAGCGCGCCTTCCATGACGCCGTGCCCGGAATAGGCATGAATGAACCGGGCACTGGGGCGGACCTGCGTTTGCAGGCCCACATGCTTGGCCACGCCACCCGTTCGCATCCGGAAGATCAGGACATCACCAGGGGCGGCATCCGCCAGATTCTTCTCGGTCAAATGGGCCCGCAAGGCGACAAGCAACCGTTCCTCGCCAGACGCCTCTGACCAATCGTTGGTGTAGGCGGGCACGGGTGCTGGAAGCGGCCCGTTCAACTCACGCCAAAGGCCAAGCAGCAGACCGAGGCAATCGCTTCCCGCACCCTTGCAGGACGCCTGATGCACATAGGGCGTGCCAAGCCAGTCCCGCGCGGCGGTGACGACACGGCTCACCGGCGCGAACCGCCATTGCGCGAGGACAGGCGGGTGGGGTGGGCAACTTGCCAGTCCTCGCCTGGAATATCCGGGAAGCCTTGAAAATTCAAAAGGTTGGCGAATTTGAGACGGCAGGTCTCCATGCGCTTGTCGCATCCGGCGGTCAGGCGCACGATATCTCCGGGCGCGATTTCCGCGCGCAGGTGATCCCACAATTCGACGGACCTTGTGCCATCACTGAACCGGTCCAGCTTGATGGCGTCGCTCAACCCGACGGCAGAACCCGTCAACACGCGCAAGCGACCACGCTCGAACCAGCGCGGCTCGAAATTCACCAGGCCGTTGAAAGTGAACACCCGCCCCGTCGTGGTCGTGACCGGTACTTCCGTCACATATCCCGGCGCATCGAGGTCGAAGGCACAGTCCGCATCGCCAAGAACCGCCTGGCACGTGCGTTGGTAAACACGCCCCGCGGGCACGTTCATCCGTTCGGCCAGGCCGCGCAACTCCGCCGAAAAGGCCCCGTTGGCGCGCGTAATCTCTCCAAGCGATCCACGGAACTGAAGCACCCGGTTGTCGGGTTCGGACCATTGGACCAGCCACGCCTCCACCTGCGCGCCGTCGAACCGGCCCGCGAAGATGTCAGCCTCGGTGATGGACGCATCGCTCAGCGCACCGACGGCCTCGGTGTTGTCGACCGACAGGCCGGTCGTCTGGCTCAGTGCCGCCGCGCTCAGGCCGGAATTCGCCTTGAAAATCGTGCCCTCGAAGGCCAGGTCGCAATCGTGGTCGGTGAAGCCGTAGGCCACGCCATCCGCCCGCGTCACACGCCAGCAGCGCGACACGCCCGTTGTGCCGGTCTTCAGATGCAGATCGAGGGCCTCAACTCTCATAACCGGATCTCCACAACGGGGACATTGGGCATTTCGCCCGCCTGAAACGACGCGACAGATGTCTGAATCGCGTTGGTGTCAAAACGCACCGGCACGTCGAATTCGAAGCCCGCGGTGACCTCGGCACCGATAGGAGGTGCATCGACGAAGGTGATGATACCGGTGGTGTGGTTGACGCTGAAATGCACTCCAGCGACCAGTTCATCCACCGAAACCCCCGCCAGAACTGTGCCCTCCACTGGCTTGCCGATGGGCCGCGCGTAGGAGTTCAGACCGGACTGGTAGGATTTGCTCAGCTGGAAAACGCGCGTCACGCCGTCGCCGGTGCCGATCCGCTGGTCCCGGAAGCCGGGCGCGACCGAAGGCTTGGAGGATTTGTAATCCGACCAGTCCTTCCAGCGGAACCCGTACAATTGGCCCCGCCGAGCCTCGAAGAAATCGATCATCAGCGCAATATCATCAAGCGATCGCACAGCCACACCCGCATCGTAGCGACGGCGCGAATGGGCCCAGGGGCTGTTGCGCTCCTCGAACCCGTTTGTCAGCGCCACCACTTCCGTGCGCCGTTCTGGCCCGCCGACCGAGCCGAAGCTCAGGTTAGCGGGAAAACGAACCTCATGAAATCCCATGACTATTCCCCTCTCACCGATTCCGTTGGCCACGCGCCAAAGCGCGCTGCATTTCCGCCGCCACCTGGCTGGAAGACCGTCGGAACCCCGCCACATCGGGCGAGGTGATGTTCATCGTGACATGGACCGCCCCGCCGCCGCCCGCGGCAGCGACGCCCAGCTTGCCGTCGGGACCACGCCTCAGGGGCATGATCGCCTCTGGACCGGCTTCGCCCATCAGGCCCGTGCCGCCGCGCATCGGGAAGTTGGTGGGGCTGTTCACCACACCGCCCCGCGCAAAGGGCATCACCCGGCCCTGGCTGATCGCGCCACCTTTCTCGAAGGGCAGGATGCCGCTGAGCAATCCGTTCATGCCGTTGGAGATCACGCTGCCCAACGCGTTCTGCACGGGCCGCATCGCGGTGTTGTAGGCCGCATCGACCATCGAGGTCGCAACCGATCGCAACGCATCGGACAGGCGCATCCCGTCAAACACGACGCCATCGAAGGCGCGCCGCAAGCCGCCGCCCAATGCGCGGCTCATCGAGTCGACCTCGCGCCCGGTATACAGCATCGCGCCCTGCATCTCGCGCAGTTCACCCTGGAATGCTGCGGCCATCGAGGTGGCGCCCGAAAGGCTCGTCTCCAGTTCGGCGATCTCGGTGTCGAATCGGGCGAGTGTGTCATCCATCTCGGTCATGTCCGTCCTCCTTCAGGTTTTTTGTCGGGATACCGTGCCAGCAACGCCTCGAAGGCATCCCGGCGCAGGGGCGCGGACCCGCTTTCGGGGCCGAGCAGGATCAGGAATTCGGCGGGGGTCAGACGCCAGAACGCGTCAGGGCTCAGGCCCAGACCGTGATAGGCGACCCGCATCAGCGCGGGCCAGTCGAAGCCCTTTGCGGCTGCATCCATCGGCCCGGTCCTCAAGAAATGGGCCGGAAGGCCAGCACCAGCAGACGCGCCGCGATCCGCGCCGCCTCCAGGATGCCACCCTCGATCTCGGCATGGAGCAGGTCTGCCATGCCGCCCGTCCACCCACCGCCTCGCAGACCCGCACAGACAAGGGCCAACACATCCGCCGATTTCAGACCGTCCCCCTCGAAACGGGTCACCAGTTCCGTCAGGGACCCCATGCCAAGCTGGTCCTCCAGTTCAGCCAATGACCCCAGCGTCAGCTTGGCGCTGTGCCGCTCCCCGTTGACCACCAGCGCGACCTCTCCGGCCCACGGATTGCCCATGGATCAGATCGCGGTGAAGGTCAGCGCGCCGGCCGAGGCCATGCTGATCTCGTAGGTGGCCTCGCCGTCATGGGTGCCCGCATATTCGATCGAGGTGATCTGGAACGCCCCCTCCACAATGCCGAAATCAGGGATCACGACATGAAAATCGGGCATTTCGCCCGCAAAGAAGATGGCGCGCGCGCGTTCATCCGTGGCCGCATCGCGGAAGATCCCCGACCCCGAGATCGCCGCCGACTTGACCCCTGCCCCACGCAGCAATTCGCGCCAGCCGCCGGTCGATTCAAGGCTGGTGACATCGACACTTTCCGAGTTGAACGACAGGCGCGAGGCACGCAGCCCCGCCATCGTCTCGAACACGCCGTTCCCGTCCATGTCGACCTTCACGAGAAGGTCCTTGCCATTCTGTGCCGTCATCGGAATTCTCCAGTATTGTCATAAGGTTGTGAAGTTCTGCGGCCTACGCGGCGCTCGCATCGACCAGAGCTCGAAACCAGATCTCGATCTCGCGCGTATCGCCGACCCGCCGGGCGCGGGAGCGCAGGAAATTAAGCGCCGTCAGGCTGCCCCGACCCAGGACCAAATCGGCCCCCGTCAGCGCGTCCGAGACAGCGACCGCGATCTCCTTGGCAGCCAGGAAACCGGCGGCCGTCGTGATGATGGTGACCGGAAAATCATGCACCGCCCCGTCGCCCACCACGTCCGACGCATCGCGCACCCGCTCGGCGCCCAGGCTGAGATAGAGGGACGGCACCGGCCCCGGGGGCAGCGCGTCGAAAATGGCGCCACCGGTCAGAAGCGCAACCTGCGCGTCGCCGGTCAGCGCCGCGAAGACCGCCGATTGCAAGGCGGCTGATACGGCCAGGCTCATGCTGCCACCTCCTCGGTTGCGAAGCACACAAGGTAACGGCCCGAGACATCGGCCTCCGTCACCGCTCCGATCCGGTAAAGCCGTGCGCCGTCCCGGAATCGCATCGCGGCGGTCGGGCGCGACGGCGCGCCCTGCGGTGCGGCGCGGACCGTGATCTTCAGGTTCAACTCCGAGGCAATCATCTCACGGCCTGCGCCGCGCGGCAGAACTTCGCCCCAGATGATGCCAAGCGGCTGCCAGACCTCGGAAAATCCGCCGGCCCCGTCGCTGCTGCGCTGTGGTGCCTCCAGCACCATCTTGCGATTCAGATGCGGCGTGTTCATGCCACACCTCCGCGCAGGCGGATCTGCCGATACGGCTCGATCAGGGCCATGACATGGGGCGACAGCGTGCGCGCGGCAGTGCTGTCGAGGTTGTAGAACTCCGCCGCCAAAGCCAGCATCGCCTGTTTCAGATCCGCCGGAATACCGGCCCAATCGGCGCCATACCCGGCCGTCAGGACCACTTCGATGGCGCCGCCGGTCGCGGGCGCCGGCAAGGCACCGATCCCTTCGATCCGGGGGCGATGGGTATCGGGCCGCAGGACATAGCGGCCCGGATCGACGGGTGTTTGCGCCCCGCTCCGCGCGACCAGCGTGATGCTGTCCACCGTCGAGACGGGCGCCACCGGAACGGCGTGGCTGTCGCTGCCCTGCCATGCGGTCAGGGTCAGGGCGAACTGGCGCTGCAACAGCGCCTTGCCGGTCCGCGCCTCGATCGCAGCCATGGCGGACCTCAGGCACCGCTCAAGCTGCGCAACCTGGCTGCCGTCATCGGCGAACCCGGAAGACAGACGCAGGTGGTCCGACAACTCCGCCACAGGCAGGGCGGAAGTCGGAACGGAGGTCAATTCGACCATCATCATGTTGAATTCTCCGGGAATTGCGAATGGGTGTAGAATCGGGGCGTGGCGCCGACCTCCGCGCTGCTCATGCGGAGAGACGCGCAGCTGGACCCACGAAGGCCCGCACACACGCCCCGCCCGGCCCGATCCCCCCGAGGACCGGACCAGGAGAGGTCCTGAACCCCGCTTACGCGGTGCCGAACTTCATCAGCTTGATCGCGGCGAAGTCGGTGACGTCCCCTCCGACCCGCTTGGTGGCATAGAACAGGACATGCGGTTTGGCCGAGAACGGATCGCGCAGGACGCGCAGGTCCGGACGCTCGGCAATCGTGTAGCCCGCGCCGAAATCCCCGAAGGCGATCGCCATCGCGTCGACGGCGATGTCGGGCATGTCTTCCGCGATCAGGACCGGGTAGCCCATCAGGCGCGCGGGCTCACCGGCGGCCAGGCCGTCGGACCACAGGAAGCGACCATCGGCATCCTTCATCTTCCGCACCGCACCGGCGGTCTTGGAATTCATCACGAAGGTGGCGTTGGCGCGGTAGCGGGCACCCAGGGCGTAGACCAGGTCCACGATGGCGTCGGCGGGATTGGTGCTCTCGAAATCGCCCGCCGTGCCGGTCGCGACATAGCCGAGGTTGCCCCAGCTCCAGCTGTCGTTGTCCACGGTCGGGTGGAACAGCACGCCCTTGGGCTTGCCCGCGCCATTGCCCGAGATGAACGAAGCCGCTTCGGCCCGGGCGAACTTGTCGGCGATGCGGCCGGCCAGCCAGCCCTCGATGTCAAACGCGCTGTCGTCCAGCAGACGCTGGGACGCCTTCGGCAGGGCCGACAACTCGTGCAGCGCGATGGAGATGCGCTCGATCGTGGGCGTTTCGGTTTCGGTGGCGGAAGCGACTTCATCCGCCCAGCCTGCGCCGGTGTCGGTGCTGTCGATCAGCACGTCGAAGGACGAGGCCTCGACATTGACCACATTGGCGACCGAGCGCAACGAGGAGGACGAGCGCAGGACCGACAGGATCATTTCCGAGGTCTGCGGATCGACGAGGTAGCCGCCTTCGGCATTGACGGCCGTGTTCATGCCCTTGCCTTCCAGCTCGAGGCCGCGCAATGCGTCGTCATCGCCACAGCGAAGATAGGACTTCAGCGCAAGTTTGTGGGGGGCGGCACGGTCGATCTCGGTCGACAGCGACGGGCGGGCATAGGTGTTGGTCTTGGTATTCAGCATGGCAATACGCTCTTCCTGCTTTTGGAGTTTTGCATTCATGTCGTCTTGGAACTGGCCGAATTCGCTCAGGAATCCGCCCAGAGCAGTCTTGACTTCAGCCATAGGGGAGCTGTCCGCCCCCATCTGTCGGGTCTCGGTCATCAGAGGCACCTTTACGTTGAGGATGGTTCAGCGGGACTTGCGCGCCGCCAGGGTGCGGCGGGCGTTCTCGAACACCTGCGCCAGGTCGAGAAGCACGTCGGACTTGCCCTCGCGGGGGTCCAGACGCGCCTCGGGAAGCATCGGGAAGGTGACAAGCGACACCTCCCAAAGCTCCACTTCCGACAGGCACCGACGGCCCCTGTCGTCCTTGTGGGATTTCACCGTGCGATAGCCGATGGAAAGCCCGTCGATGGCGCCCGCACGGGTCAGCGCGGCGGCCTCCCTTGCACGGGACACCGACTCCAGCAAACGACCCTTGACGAAGAGTCCGCGATCATCCTCGCGGACCTCGTCCCAGATGCCGATGGGTTCGCGCGGGTCGTGCTGCCACAGCATCTTGACCCGCCGCCCAGCCCCCAGCGATGCCGCATAGGCGCCTTTCTGGACAATGTCGCCGCCCTGGTCGACCGACCCGAACAACGAGGCATAGCCCTTGATCACATGGTCGTCGTCCAGCGTCAGCTCGGTGTCGAACTGGTGGAACTTGACCTCCAGCCCGGTTTCGGAAAATGACTTCATTCTAAGCTCCTATGGGCCGATGTTAAGGTTGAGAAGGTTGTTGACGCCCTGCGCGATGATGACCGAAACCACCCCGAACACGGCTAGCCACAACCGCCGCTCCATGCGTTCCAGCGACACCTCGATCGCCTCGAGGCGGAACGTCAGCGCCGCCCACCGCTCGGCCTGCACGCGCTCGTTCGCTTCGATCCGCGCGTTGGCGGCGTCGAACGGGGCGTAGAGGTAGCGGGAGCCGCCGATATCGCGCGCCTCGCTCATGCGTCGGGCTTCTCGGGAAGACCCAGCATGCGCCGCTTCTCACCCTCCGTCAGGAACGCGGCATCCGACACGCGCCGCCATTGCGCTTCGCGCTCGGCAGCCAGGGCCGGCACTCCGTCGAGGTCCGGCAGGATCTCGATCACGTCGCCCGACAGCCCCGAGATCCAGTGCGACACCGACGCCCAGACCCTCTCGGCCAGCGGCAGGACCGTCAGGCGGTAGAAGGCGCGGTTGGCCTCGGCATAGTTGGCATAGGTCGCGTCGCCCGGAATGCCGATCAGCATCGGCGGCACGCCGAAGGCCAGCGCGATGTCGCGCGCGGCGGCCTCCTTGGTCTTCTGGAACTCCATGTCGGACGGGCTGAACCCCATCGGTTTCCAGTCCAGCCCGCCTTCCAGCAGCATCGGACGGCCCGCATTGCGCGCGCCCTGGTGGTGGCTTTCAAGCTCCATCTGCAAGCGGTCGAACTGGTCCTGGCTCATCGTGCCGGCCCCTTCCAACCCCTTGTAGATGATCGCCCCCGAGGGCCGCGCCGCGTTGTCCAGCAGCGCCTTCGACCAGCGCGCGGCCGAATTGTGGACGTCGATCGCCGTCGCCGCCGCCTGGATCGGCGCCAGCCCGTAATGATCATCCTGCGGGTGGAAGTTGCGGATGTGGCAGATCAGCTCCGCCGGGAAGCGATGCGTCTTCGAGCCCACCGAATAGTCATAGGCCTTGGCCCAGCCATCCGCCCCCGGCACCAGGTTCATCCGGTCCGACCGCAGCACATGCAACTCCGCCGGCATCCCCGCCTCCGGCATCAGCGCCTCGAAATAAGCGTTGCCCGACAACAGCAGTTGCGCGAAGGCCGCTTCCAGCAGGTCGGCGCGGGACTGGCCGCCATTGGGACGCGACAGCAACGCCAGCAGCGGATGCGTGTCATAGCGGCGGTCCGCATCGCGGCAGATGATCGGCAGCGCGGCGGCGGCCTCCGAGATCACCTTGATCGAACGGAACCCGACCGGATTGCCAAGAAACCCGTTCCTGGTCAGCGAACCCACGTCCCGCGGGCTCCAGACCACGCGGCCGGACGATCCCCAGACCGCCAGCTTGGCACTGGCCGAGGCCTTGGCCTCTGGCGCGGCCGGCGCCGATTTCTTCAGGAAATCAAAGGCCATATGCGTCTCTCCTCAAGCAATGGATGAAGACCGGGCAGCCTGGGAAAGGCCCCCGTTCAAAGCGCGCCTCACGCACGCCTGTCGATGTCGTCAAAGCGCGCCTCACGCGCGCCCGTCAAAGCGCGCCTCACGCGCGCCCGTCAAAGCGCGCCTCACGCGCGCCCGTCAAAGCGCGCCTCACGCGCGCCTGTCGATGTCGTCAAAGTCTGCGGATCGCGGGGTTCAACCGCTTTCCGGCGGGGACAAGCATCCCCTCCGTCAAGGCCCAGACCAGCGCGTCGACCCGGTCCGGAGAGCCCTGGCCCTCGTATCCGGTCAGCGCCATCCGGCACATCTCGTCTTCCAGCGCGGCCAGCACGCCCAGGTGCCGCACCCGCCCCTGTTCGTAAAGCGCGGCCACCGGCTCGGCCCGTGCCACCTTGCCGACCGAGGCCCGCACCGCGCGGTAATTCACCGTCGGATCGACCTGCCGCATCATCGTTTCCACCAGGTCTCCGCCCTGGTTGACCTCGGCCACCATCCGCGCCGCACCGTGCCGGTGATAGGCGGCCGAGGCCGCCTCGGCCCAGGATTTCGGCGATACCGCCTGAACCGTGCAATCCTCGATCACCACCGCATGCCACTCGGCCGGATCGCCGGTCTCGATGATGCCGACCACCACGATCCCGCAGGCATCCGATCCGGCATGGCCCGTCACCGGCGGATCGACGGCGACGATCACACGCGCGCCGTCCGGCACCGCGCGCACCCGACCCGCGTCGATCTCGGCCCGCGTCCACAGCGCGCCGTCGACATCGTCCAGCAGCACGCCGTCCAACTCCTGCCGCCCCAGGCGCAAGCCGCCATAGCGTGCGCGCACCTCCTTCAGGAAGGACTTCGCCAGATAGGCGCTGTTGGCCTCCGTCGGCGCGTGGCTATGGGCCACGTCGGTCCGCACCAGCAACTCCTTCAGGACCGCCACGTTGCGCGGCGTCGTCGTCACCACCTGCTGCGGATGCGCGCCCAGCCGCAGGCCGAATTGCAGCATGTCCCACGTGTCCTGCGCCTTGGGCCACTTCGCGAGTTCATCGGACCACGCGAGGTCGAATTGCGGCCCCCGCAGCGCCTCCGGGTCATGGGCCGAATACAGCCGCGCCTCCGCGCCGTTCGGCCAGACCAGCCGCCGCTCGCCCGCCATCCAGCGCGGCACCCGGTCCGGCGGAGAGCAGGCAATCAGCCCGCTCTCCCCCTTCACCATCACCGCCAGCGCCTGGTCATAGGTCTCGCCCACCAGCGCCACCCGGCAGGCGCGGCCGGGGGCCTCGGGCGTTCCGCCCTCCACCATCGAGCGCACCCATTCGGCGCCCGCCCGCGTCTTGCCCGCGCCACGTCCCCCCAGAACAACCCAGGTCGTCCAGTCGCCATCCGGCGGCAACTGATGCGGCAAGGCCCAGAACTCGAAGAGCCACGGCAACGCGGCCAGGGCCTCGTCACTCAGCCCCGCAAGGAACTCAGTCTCCTTCGCCTGATCCACGCAGGCAAGCCAGGCGGAGCCCGATCTCAGCTCGCGCGGCATCAAGGTCGAGCCGTCCAGTCCCGCTTGCGCCAAAGCGTTTACTCCCTGCTTCACGTGCTTTCTCCCGCAATTCCATGGCGTGGATGAAGGCGCCATTCATCTGGCGCACCATCTTCATCACGTCGCCTTCTCCGGTTTCCGGCTTGCTTTCCAGCTTGTGACAGCTTTCCTGCAAAGCCCGCACCGCGCGATCGAATGCATCCTGCGCCTGAAGAACCACCTCTTCGGCGCGGATGTCATCGCGTTCAGATGTCTTGATCGTCGTCATGGTCAGAACCCCGTGTCCGTGGAAACTCCCGGTCACGAGCAGCATGCGGGCACCTTGCGATTGATGCGGCCGTCGCGGCATTGCTGCCCCGCCTCACCCGGCCACAAAAAAACGGCCATCGGAGCGTTACCCCCGGGGCCGTTTACCCACATCATCCAGCGTGTCACAATAGGTGCCATGGGGCGTTCGGTGGGTCAATAAGTTTTTTGTTTTCAAACGGTTAACGCGCGCACCCCGCGCTAACACATCGTTAACCTCGCGCGCGCCGCACAAGCGAAATCAAGGGCTTGGTCCCGCCGCCCGGTCCGGCATGGCGTCCAGCCTCCGTGATCTATCCTGCAATACCCGCACGCCCGACCGTCCCCAGACCCTTCCGGCCCGCTTGCGGCCCGGGGGGCAAGACATCACGGACGAATGGGCCCGCCGCCCCCTGCGGCCCGTCCCATGGCGCGCGAGGGCTCAGTTCCCGCTGCCGCGCTCCGCCTCGATCTCGCGCCAGCGCGCGACGTTGCGGTTATGCTCCTCCAGCGTCTCGGCAAAGGCATGGCCGCCGGTCCCGTCGGCCACGAAGAAGATGAAATCGGTCTCGTCCGGGTTCAGCGCCGCCTCGATCGCATCGCGGCCCGGATTGGCGATGGGCGTCGGCGGCAGGCCGTCGATCACGTAGGTGTTCCACGGCGTCTCGGCGCGCAGCTCCGATTGCCGCAGCCCGCGTCCCAGGATGCCGCGCCCGTTGGTCACGCCGTAAATCACCGTCGGGTCGGTCTGCAACCGGATGCCCTGGTTCAGGCGGTTCACGAAGACGCTGGCGACACGGCCCCGCTCCTCGGGCACCGAGGTCTCCTTCTCGATGATCGAGGCCAGGATCAGCGCCTCCTCCGGCGTCGAAACCGGCAATCCCTCCGCCCGGTTCTCCCAGGCCTCGGCCAGGATCCGCGCCTGCGCCGCCGCCATCTCGGCCAGCAGCTCCAGGCGGTTCTCGCCCCGCGTCACGTCGATGGTGGTGGGCGCCAGCGTCCCCTCGGCGGGCACATCCACGATCTCGCCCTCCAGGAAATCCGCCGCCCGCAAGCCTTCGACGATCTGCCAGCTTGTCAGTCCCTCCGGGATGACCAGAAGGTATTGCATCGGCGTGCCCGCCTCCAGCAGCGCTGCATATTCCGGCGCGATGCCGTCCTCGTACGCGAAGCGCGCCAGTTCCTCGATCTCTCCCGTGGTGGGGTTCCGCTCGGCCAGGCGCACCTCGCCGGTGCCCGAGTTCCGCAACACGTAGGTCGCGCGATACCGGAACGACGACGGCCCGCCCGCCGTCACGATATCCAGCACCTGCGCCATGCTGGCGCCCGCCGGGATCTCGTAACTGCCGAACCGCAGATCGCCCGAGCGGTCCGCTGCCCGCGTGGCGACCCGGAACACCGCCGCCGACCGGATCGCCCCCGCCGCCTCCAGCCGTTCCGACACGCGGGCAAGGGTGTCGCCCTGCTCCACCTCGAAGAAGGCCGCCGTCTCCAGCGGTCCCTCCGACACCCATTGCCGCTGCCCCCAGCCCAGCGCCGCCGCCGCCGCGATCAGCACGACGATCAGCAACGACAATCCGTTGGCGGCAACATGCTTCCACAT